TTTGGTAAACCGTCAGGAGAACCTTTTACACAAAAGGAACTTATCGAGGGTGCCATGGACTTATCTGCTCTTGTAGCAGGTGGTGGTATATTAGCGGGTGGCGTTAAAAAAGGCGCAGGCGAAGCCTTACTTGGAATGAATGTTCGTGCTAAAGACATGAATTTAGGATCTGCCAGTGTAATACCTTCTGACGTTAAAAAGAAAAGACTTCTTATATTATCTTGTGGTGGTAAAAAATGTGCAGATATTGATGCTGTTCAGGCTTTAGATCGATATACGGGGCCCATGTATCAACAGGTTAAAAAGTCTATTCGTGACAAAACTATACCTGAAGATTTAGATATTGCTATATTGTCCGCGGAACACGGACTTATAAGTTCTAAGTTACCGATAAAGAATTACGATACAATTATGACACCTGAAAGGGCAAAAAAGATATTAACAGACCCTGATCAGGTAAACCGTATAAAAAACACAGCGAGCGGTTATGACGAAATTATTGTACAGGGTAGTCCAAAATACACAGATGTGATAGAAAAAGCGACAGATGGTTTACCTAACTTTAAAAAGATAACAGGTTCTTATTTAAATATGCGCGGTCAGTTAGGTCGTTTTTTAAGAGGGGAGACTTAATGGATAACTTCATGGATCTTATTCAGTGGATTGGCGGCGAACCGTTTGCCGTGGGACTCCACCGAAAAAAAATTTTAGTAGGCGGTTTTGAAAAACTTTCGGATCTTGAAAGAGAAGCTTTGCAATACGAAGCTGATTGGCATGACAGGTATAATGTCAAAGGCGACCAGTACGGCATGAACTTTCAGAATGGTGGGGTAGTATCTTTACCCGCCGCACAAAAAATAAATAATTATTTTAATAAACTAAACAATGGGAGATAAGAATGAGTGACGAAGAACAACTTTTAAAAGCAGACGGGTTTGATAAGGCAGTTTTAGGCGTTGGCCGAAGATGTGGTCAACCGGACCTTTTAGTGTACGATTATCACAAGTGTTGCGAAATACTTGTGAAACGTGATAAGATGACGTATGAAGATGCAATGGAGTTTATGGAATATAATGTCGTAGGTGCATGGGTAGGAGAATTAACACCTGTTTTTGTAAATACAGACAAAGAAGAGATAAGTGAACTTTATGATTTATCAGAGGTACAGTTAGATGGCAAAACCACCCATTAGTTTAATGGACAGAAATGTTCCGGCACAGCTTGATCCGCAAGATCTGGAAGCTGAAATAGAATTAGAACTTCCCGGAAGCTTGGAGCCCAGAGAAATTGGTGAAATAGAAGTTGAGATGGAAGAAGACGGCGGTGCTGTCATTGATTTCGACCCGACAGCCACGGCTGCCGAATCAGCCCCACAGGATTTTTTTGGTAACCTAGCAGAAAACATTGATGACCAGCAGCTAAGTACGTTAGCGGGTGAACTGGTAGCGGAGTATGAAGCAAACAAGAGCGGCCGTCAGGAATGGGAAGATGCTTTTGCAAATGGTCTGGAACTTCTTGGTTTTAATTACAGTGAACGCTCGGAACCTTTCAATGGAGCCACAGGCGTTACGCACCCTCTTTTAGCCGAAGCTGCTGTACAGTTTCAGGCACAGGCATTTAACGAGCTGTTGCCAGCAGGTGGTCCTGTAAGAACAAGTATTGTTGGAGCGACAACAAGGGAAACGGAAGATCAGTCACAGCGTGTAAAAGATTTTATGAACCATTACATTACAAACGTAATGGAAGAGTATACACCTGAGTTTGACCAGATGTTATTTTATTTGCCGCTGGCAGGATCTACCTTTAAGAAAGTATATTATGACGGGGCCCTCGACAGGGCTGTCAGTAAATTTGTACCGGCAGAAAATCTTATTGTACCTTACGAAGCAAACGATCTGGAAACCTGCCCTAATATAACACATACTGTAAAAATAAATTTAAACGAACTACGCAAGCAGCAGATATCAGGGTTCTATCTTGATATACCTGTATTACCGCAACAGGGTAACAGCAGTTCGTTGACACAGGAAATAAACGAATTAAGCGGTATGGAACCGTCACAGATAGATTATGACTGTACATTATTGGAATGTCATGCTGACCTAGACTTAGAGGGTTACGAAGATATGGGTAAGGACGGTGAGCCTACCGGTATAAAGATACCCTATATTGTGACAATCAGTCAGGATAATGGACAGGTATTGTCTATTCGTAGAAATTATGCAGAAGCAGACCCACAGAAGAAAAAAATACAATATTTTGTACATTATAAATTTTTACCCGGTTTTGGTTTTTACGGGCTAGGTTTGATACATACTATCGGTGGTCTGTCACGGACCGCGACTGCTGCATTGAGACAGTTGATTGATGCAGGAACCTTATCGAATTTACCAGCAGGCTTCAAGGCCCGTGGCTTACGGATCAGGGACGATGAGGAACCGCTCCAGCCCGGAGAGTTTAGGGACGTAGATGCCCCAGGTGGTGCAATAAGAGATTCTTTAATGCCGCTACCTTTCAAGGGTCCCGACCAGACATTATTTCAGTTATTGGGTTTTGTTGTTCAAGCAGGACAACGATTCGCAACTATTACCGACTTAAAGGTTGGTGATGGAAACCAGCAGGCAGCCGTAGGTACTACCATAGCAATGATGGAACAGGGCTCACGGGTCATGTCTGCTGTACATAAACGCTTGCATTATGCAATGCGTGTAGAATTTAAACTACTTTCTAAAGTTATGGCCGATAGCTTGCCGCCTGAGTATCCTTATGCGATAGAAGGCGCAGAAGCTACGATCAAAGCACAGGATTTTGATGATCGTGTAGACATTATTCCTGTGTCCAATCCAAACGTCTTTAGTCAGTCTCAGCGTATCGCGCTTGCTCAGACACAAATGCAGTTAGCAGCACAAGCTCCTGAAATGCATAATATGTATGAGGTGTACCGTGATATGTATGAAGCATTGGGTGTAAGAAATATTGATAAATATCTTAACCCACCTGTTTCTCAGGAGCCTGCACCAAAAGACCCAGCACAGGAGAATATGGATGTATTGGATCAAGCCCCCCTTGTGGCCTTTCAAGGACAAAACCATCAAGCGCATATCATGGCCCATTTGGTTTTTGGCGGTTCGCCTACAGTTAGTGGAACGCCTCCGGTTGCTGTTGCATTACAAAAACACGTTATGGAACATGTTAAAATCCAAGCTCAAGAACGGGCTATGGCTGAAGTCACTGAAAAAAGAGGAGCCCAAGCGCAAGAGGGGCCGTCCCAAGAAGAAATCCTGACTATGGAATCTTTAACAGCACAATATGTGGCTGAAGGGTTGCAGCAGGTTCAGCAACTTAGCCAGCAATTAAGCGGTGCGGGAGCCCCTGACCCTGTTGTTGAATTAAAACAACAGGAATTACAGCTAAGAGCACAGAAAGATCAGGCCGATATAGAGCGTGAACAAGCTGAATTGCAACTAAGAAGTAAACAGATTAATCAATCGGGCGATATTTCACGGGAAAGAATACAAAGTCAGGAAAACATGACGGGTGATCGTATCGATGCTGCGAGAGAACGAGAAATTTTGAAACAACAGGCAAAACAAAGGAGTGGACAATGAGCAAAGTTCGTATTGTTACCGGAAAAGCAAAGGTAAAAATGATAAATGACGACCAAAGCTATAAGTTAAAGCAGGTTTCTGTACCAAAAGGGCCTTTAAAGAAGAAAAAAGCCCTTGGAATGGGTGCAGCGAAGCGTGGCGGTGACTATTTAGGCGTGTAATGTCTGAAAAAAAGTTACAAGAAGGCAGTAGATACTTAAAACATGACCTTGATGGTGATGGGATTGTAACGGACGAAGAAATAGCCCGTGAAGAACGAATTATTCGTTTGGAAAACAATGATAAGATGCAGGACCAGCAGCGTATGCTTTGCTGGGTGTCTTCCATATCTTCCATAGTGTTAATTGTAGTAGTAATGTCACCTCTTATTCCAAATGCAAGGGTAGAAATGGTCACAGCTTTACTTTCTACCTATGTTGTAGCAAATTTAGGTATTGTAGCAACATTTATGGGTACGACTGCTTTTACAAGGTCAAAAGAAAATGGTAAATGATATGGGTATTGATAGTAATTTTACATGGAACGGATATACAAGAACGTGTTTTTTTCTCAGATCTTAACACATGTCTCTCCTTTGCCGAAAAAATACGG